ACTAACAATTTTCTCTTTTATTATCGGCAGTTTAGTTATTCTCTTTTTGATTGGTGTTTTTCCTAGGCAATCTAATACTGATCAACTAGAGTATGAAATTGAAGAGCTGAATAAACTATTGGTTGTTCAAATAGAAGACAGAATAAAAAAACAGGAGATTGACGAGAGAACTATTTATGATGTTATTCTCAAAGTGAAAGGAATATCTTATCGCCAAGAAGCTTTCTCAGATTTATGTCAAGAACTTATAAGA